TGTTGCCCTCTACAGTTGCCGATATATCTTGCAGTGACTGTTCTACAGTGCGACGAGCGACCTGCTCGTTTTGCTGTTCGTACTCCCGTGTCGCTACGGGGAGGGTTGTGTACTTTGTCATTAGCGGCGCCCATCCGTTCTAATGTCAAATCTCAAGTCACCCAGCGTCCACCCGTACTCAGAGCCATTGGTTGATATCTTGACGATCATCTCTCTTGTTCTAGCCCGAAGATGGTACTGACCTGTAGAGCTATTAATTGATGCGGTGTCCAAGACAGACTCCGAGTCCAGCGGGAAGTCTTTCCCCCTGACCTCAAGCGATAAGTCCACGGCTGACTCCCTGCCCCTAAAGGTGAAGTCAGGGATCACCCTTCTTAACGACAGAAATGACTCCCCGTCACCAAGGCCAATCCCTCCAGACGCAATAAACGCATTTATTGGCTCGCCATCCGCTGTGTGCCCAAACTCATGGATGTACAGGTAATTATCACTGGTCAGGCTGTTGGATGCCGCAATCGGAAACTCCTTGGTCGGCGCGTGTATGAATGCTCCGCGATCTAACGTCCCTATCGACCAGTTGTCTTCTAAGTAGTTAAATGTAACGTAGTTTGTTATGTCTGCGCTTGCATCGCCTACTGGGTAATACCATGTGACTTCCGAGTCATCAGGATTGGTTGTGGCGAATATCTTAAACCGCTGATCGAATTGGAGGTTTGAGAAAACATAGTCCAGAACAGAGCATGGAAGCCTTTGCACCGCACCCCGATACACATAGAAGCCTTCTCTATCCATAAAGAATACTGCGTCAGCCGCCGCCACCCCCGCCTTGGGGGAGATCATGCTGACGTTCTCCGCCACCGGAGAGAATGAGTAAATAAATGGAGCGCCGACAAACCGCATGGCCTGTATGCCTACGTCGGTAAAAACTAGAATCTCCTGCCTTGTCTTGATTGCGCCAACAATCGTTGTCCCTGTTGACAAGACCTGACCGCCCGCGCTGTTTGTCGCTGTTGGCGTCCAATTAACCGCGTTTTCTTGATCTGACCAGCGAATAAACAAAGGGTCTAGCGCCACAGACCCAATCGGGTTGGCCCCAAAGCAGATGACATGCCTGTCTATATCAGACACCATAACCTGAAGCGCCGCCACAGGAGTGTTTGACGCACCGCCAAGAGACGACAACGAAACGGCTCTGGCGCTGGTGCCGCCGCTTTCGTCCCAGAAAAATACGCCACCGGCCCTAGGGTTAAATACTAGGTCGTCTCCGAAGGCGTCCTGACTGTACAGGCGAAGCTGGTTTGATACCGTCAGATCAACAGACTCGCCAAACGCAGGGATACCCCAGCCCCCTACGCCCCAGCCCGTGCTGTCCACGTAGAAGTTGGTCCCCGTGTTGATCTGGTAGGTGCCTACCGTAGACGAGCCGCCGTTCCCTGTGTCACTTCCGTTTGCTGTTACCGTGTTACCACTAGTGTCTTTGGCGGTGATATTGTACGAGTTGGCGTTAACAATTAAGTCTATCTGATACTCTTGATTTAGCACGGCGGCAATGACATTACCGCCTAAAGACGCGGCCCCAGACAGGGTTACAAAGTCCCCCTCAACTGCACCGTGAGATGTGTCGCTAACGACGAGGGTGGAAGACCCGTTCGTTGCGGCAAATGTAACGTCTCCTGCGCTGGTGGTTTGTCGTATTGGGGTTATGTCGAATATGGCCCCGCCGTTCTCAACATACACCTTGAGGTTTGTGCCTATACCAAGATACTTGTTGCCGTCTGCGGAACCCCAGTCAAACAAAGACCGAGCAACCCCCTTGATTGCGCCACCAACATACTTTGTCCAGCCGCCAATGGTCTCAGCGCGCCCCTTCCTAAACCTCACCCTGTCGCCGTCAAACCAACCCGAGTCGGCACTATACTCTGTGCCTTCCTTGTCTATCCCCGGCTTAAACTGTACTTTTGTAAGAGCCACTCAATATACCCACATCACCGGAGTAGACGGGCGCTTGTCCACATGAACAAATGTCTTAGCCACTCCCACGCCGTTAAATCCCCTTTCTATGGCCTTACGCACAACCAGCATTCTTTCAGCGCCACTCTTGACCTGTATGTCTGCGGCAATGCCGTGGGCGTGCGTTCCCGGCTTTTCTTTCTTAGCCTCTAGGCTGTGTTTGTTTGATCTGTATCCAGAAGTGATTATAAACGGAAACCCACACGCTTCTCGTAGCTCATCCAGATCCATAATGAACTCAAGGTCCATTTCGTTTTCACCTGTCTCCTGACAGTCAAAATCAGACAAGCTAAAGTACTTAAACTCGCTCATTCTTTCTTGCCCAAGAACAAACCAAAGGCTCCGGTCAACGCCCCTGTCATTACGCTGACCAACGCCGCTTGCTCAGGATTAGGGTCGGGCAAAGACATAAACCACTCCACCGTCCTATATGTCATCCCAATCATGGCAAAGATCAGTACACGCGGGATAATCCGCCATGCGTTAAGCTGTTCGGGAGTCACTTGCCAGCCTTCAGCTTCATCAGCTTATCAGCACCACGGATCCCGAATGACGCGGACACCGCAAGAAACAGTAGATACTGATACCAGTCTGGAAGAGTATCCAGAGCAGAAAAGCTGTTAGAAACGCGATCAAGAATAGCGGGATCATCAACCACGACACTGTAGCCAAGACAAAAGAGAGGGACTGCGAGCACGATAGTCCAGAACTCATCCTTCCAACTGCTGGCAGACGCCGCCGCCATTTTTGCTTCCCAATCAGCATCATTTTGTATTACCTGTAGCTTTGCTTGGTGCTTGGCTTGCGCCTGCTCATGTCTATTATTGAGAAACCCGCCGACAAGGTTCGTGACCGGCCCTAGCAGTGCCTGTAACATGACTTCTCCTTAGAAGGTAGAAAGTGCTACCCGCTTCCAAGTGTTGGTTGCGACACAGACGTATATGTAATCCGTGTCATAGGCAATCTCGCCTTTTGTTCCTGACGCCGAGGAGCTTGCTGGCGTCTGGCTGGTGTCCACTCTAATGCTGTCGCCTGTCGTGGCGAGGGAGTTAAATGTGCCTGCCCCCGGAGTGCCAGCCCCAATGTTGGTGCCGTCGATATTGCCAGCATTTATGTCCACTGTCGTAAGCGCTGACGTGCCTGACGCTGTCAAATTAGTGAAGGTGCCTGCGGCGGCGGAGTTAGCGCCGATTATCGCGCCATCTATTGCGCCGCCATTCACGTCAATGCTTGAAAACGAAGAGGCGCCTGATGAGGTTACATTACCTGTTACATTTCCAGTGACATTGCCTGTAACATTCCCTGTCAAATTTCCTGACACGTTGCCTGTAACAGCGCCTGTAATATTTCCGGTCACATTACCTGTGACATTACCCGTCAGGTTTCCGGTTACATTCGTTGCGACAAGGTCAACAAACACCTGAGTGACTGTAGACCCAGTTCCTATCCCGCTAAACTTTAGGACAGCGTCTTTTCCGTTAGCCAACTCAAAGTCGTTGGAAGCACTGTAGTTGCCCTGAAAAACGATTACCGACCTACTGCCAGATAAGCTGTTCCTGATGAATACAATCTTCTCTGCGTCATTTGGCGTAAGCTGGACATAAGCCGTGGCGCCCAAGTCTCCCCCATCAGAAAACTCAATAAACTTATTTCTACCGTCAGACACGGACCCGTTTGTTACTGCTAACGTGTTAGGAGAACCTGAAGACCCTGCCGACCCAAGCGTCACCGCTATGATCCCGTTGACGGCTTGATCTAAAATGTCAAAGTTGGTATTAGTTGTGGCGCCCCACAACCCAGCTTGATCGCCAGTTGTGATTTTTTCGATGCCAAGGTTTGTTGTGTAAGTGCTAGTCATGTCTTCCTCTAAGCCGCAATCTCAACCCAATTGGGGTCTTGGTTGGGGATGATTTCATTCCACGAAACAACGGATGCCCCGGCTATCTGGCCGGTTCCAGCAACGCCAGTCACGAATACTTTTAACTCCGCATTTGGCGTAACAATACCGACCTGACCCTGAAGTCTTGGCGAGTTAACCGCAACATTGACGCCAGTTCCTTGAACAACAGTGACACCGCTCAGGGCGCCTGTCGCTGAGACTCCCGTGACACTGACAATCGCACCACCTTCAGCCGTGGCAGAACCCACTGCGCCTGTGCCCGCAACCCCCGTTACAGGAACAATTCCATCTCCCGTGACGCTTGCCGTGCCAACCGCCCCAGTGGCGCTTACCCCTGTGACGGACCCAGAAACCCCCGTGGCAACATCAATGGTACTGTCAATGTCGTCGGCAAGACCTGCAAAAGGCTCTTCCGCAAAGGACAATCCGCCAAACAGCGCGCCGCCAGACTCTGCGGCGTTCCCACCAACAATGCCCGTGGCCGCTACCCCGGTCACATTTATTGTTTTACTTTCAACAACAGCAATAGACCCCACAGAGCCTGTGCCGCTTAACCCCGTCAGATTAGCGGTTGCGTTAAATATAACCCCGCTTACTTGGCCGGTAGCCTGTAACCCCGTTACAGAAACACTGCCATCCGCATCAACGGTTATGACAAACGGGGCACTGTTTTCTGACGCAAAAGGAGCCTCAGCAAAAGAGTTTTCTGTAATTGCGCCGCCATTTTCTTCGACAGGATTCGGAGTTAATGCTCTTGCAGATACGCCCGTTAAGGCGACAGATACATTTCCACCGGCAATTTGGCTAAAAGAAGACGCAGAAAAACTACCAGAGCCAAACACTACTTGTCTGCCTTTCGATCAATTTTTGTTTCTATCGTGTCTAGCTTCTGAAATATACGTTGTATATCTTCACGAAACTCGTCGCGCTTGACGTATTTGTCGGCAACAAGAACTTCCATATCGCCAACATTTTTTTCCAGTCTTCTAACAGAGTCCCACAGCGTCTTAATCAACCATCCAAAAACTCCTGAACCAAGGGTGATTAGCGTGTTAACCATATTTTGATCCACTTCACTACCCCTTCCCTGACACTGCTTTAACAATAAACCCAATTAAACCCCCGGCAATTCCCAGAAGAACGACAATCCACCCAGACTTTACGATTGTGTCTTTCGCCTCCTGCTGGGCGTACACCTCTCTCTGACGCTGGGCTTGAACTTCCTTCATGCAAGCTCGGTATTCTTCCAAGCCTTCATTTCCATAGGCGTACCGCAAAAGCTGGATTATCTCTTTTCGTTGATTTTGGATGCGCTTTCTGTGAGCAAAAAGCTTTGCGGCTTCGGCCTCCACGGACCCCGAAAACACTACCTTCTTAAAAGGATTTGTTTTTTTCTTTTGACGCTCACTTGCGTAGATCACATCTGACGCATGTCCTTGCCACCTAGCCACTACCTGAAACGTGTCCTCAATAGACTTGCCCGCCTCAATAAATGCCCTGACCCCTGCGTATGCCTTAGTCGCCGCCGCTACTGCGGTAAGTGGGTCAATCATTTGTCACCTCATGAATAACGTAAGGAGGGCAATATGAATTAGGCCAAGGTAGATACCAAGTGTAGGTTTGGTCTGACTCGCTATTTATCTCCTTGTATCGACAAATTCTGTAATGCTCTAGCCTCGTCCTGCTCCCGATAGCCCACGTATATGTGTAGGTGTTTAGTACCAAGTACAGGAAAATGGTTTTCACATATCACGGCTTCGTGGGCCATGTGATGGTGTGCGGAAAACCAGCCTGCTGTGGCGTGTCTCGCAAAGCCTGCCTGTAGGCTGTCATAGCGTTGCTACTCCGTATTCCATTGTCGTTGATCTTCATCCCAAGCATACATGGCGTCACCGCTTGGATACGCAACGGGGGGTTGCCAATCAAAACTGCTATCTAATGTCCAGCTAGGGTATGGCTGTGGCATTAAAAATACATCATTAGTTGCGTCGTACTTTCCACCCACAATAGCGTACTGCTTGCGAATGCGGTGGTTATAAGATGTTTGTATCCATGTGCCCCCAAGATTTAAGTCAGTAGCCAAGTACTCTTGACCTCTGGTTTCTTGCTCATCAGGAACAACAAGAACATTTATGACAACATTATTTTTATCTATTTGTGCAAAGTGTGCCATTTTTACCCCAGTTGAGACGTCAAATATCTAATAATTATTAAACCCGATCCACCTGCGCCGCCGCTATAGGTCGGCCCCGGATTATTTCCCCAGCCTGCCCCACCGCCGCCACCGCTTCCTGTGTTTGCAGTTCCAGCGTAGCCCGTACCATTACCGCCGTTGTCTGGTGCGTTCGTGCCGTTACCTCCACCACCGGATCCGCCGCTTCCTCCAGCGCCCGTGTATCCACCACCACCACCGCCAGCATAATAATTAGAAACGCCCGTACTGGTTGCGCCCGCCCAAGTAGACTCTTGCGACCCTGCTCCACCGTTGCCTCCAGAATAGCCAGCACCGTTTCCTCCGTTTCCGCCTGCTCCTCCACCGCCACCACAGCCTGTGTATCCAGAGCTAACGCCGTTGCCGCCTGTAGCCCCGCCATTGTTGCCGTAAGTGCCACCAGAGCCTCCAGCGGCAGAGCCACCAGCGCCACCACCACCTGATCCAGAAGCGTTGCCGTTGCTTGTACCAGCCATCGGGCCTCCACCCCATGTACCTGCGCCAGCACCCCCATTGGATGTAATGCTATTAAATGTGGAGTTGTTTCCTGTTCCTCCTCGTTGGGATGAGCTTCCTGCTCCACCGCCACCGCCAGCACCAATTGTTACCGTGTGAGAGCCTTCAGATATATCTGTTCCAGAAGACGTTGAGAGACGATAAGCTCCAGCACCGCCGCCTCCACCAGCCGCATATATCGGGAAACCGCCACCGCCGCCTCCACCACCACCGATAATCATGTAATTGATATCTTCTAGCGTTCCACCAGACACTACCAAACTAGATGAAGAGGTAAACGTGTGATAGGTGTACAACCCAGAGGTAGTAATCGTTCCTCCAGTAACCTCAAGCGGAGCACTCCCAGAGCTAAAACCTTTAGCTGACGCCGCTCCAATTGTAGATAGCAACGGCATTATGCGTATTGGCTCTGGCTGGCTAATACTGTAAACGTAGCGTCTGCCGTTTTAATAATTGTAAATGTGTAAGCATCAATTGAGTTTGCATTTCCCGCAGAGGGGGCAGAACCGCCAGACCACTCAGGGGTTATTGACGATCCATCTACTTGATAAGCGTTAAGATAATAAGCTGAACCGCCCTGCTTCATTAACACTGCAGAGGTCATGCTTTCCCCTACTGCCATTACAGCATTTAACGCTGTAGAGCCGTCTCCACGAAAGTTAATTGTCCTGTTTGCGGTTTGATCTGTGTTGTAAAGCTGAACGGCCTGAGAAAGAGCGTCAAAGTTTATAGTGCCTGTAGTAGAGGTAGGTATGTCTACTTTTTCAATTATTTCGGCTACAGATGTAGTTCCTGTTAATGTTACTTTTGCAGACGCATTAGCTGTAATTAAAGTAGAAGCGGCACTTGTTCCTAATGTATCTGGAAGATTAACCGTGTACGTTGCCGCCGCACTGTGGGCTGGCCCTTTAACTGTTACACCGTGAGAGTTGGACTCACAGTTAAACCTGACCGTTCCGGGGTTGGTATTTCCGTATAACTCTGTAAATCCCGTCCCATTCGGAAATAACTGTATGTTCCCATTGGTATCGGTAGACTTGACGGCATTACTGTCTACTTGAATGTTGTCTACATCCAACTCGCTCGCAATAATCTGACCGGCGGCTCCATATATAACCGCCTTAGAGTTGACCACGGTGTCTGCCGTAGAGCCGTCGAGCAAATTAAGCTCCGTCGCAGTGGAAGTTACACCATCTAAAATGTTTAGCTCGGCTGTAGTAGATGTAACTCCATCAAGGATATTAAGCTCCGCAGGGGTAGAGGTAACCGCCGTACCGTTAATCACAAGCTGGTTGGAGGCGTCTAAATACGCCGACTTTTCTCCGGGGTAAGCTATAAATATAGACTTAGAGCCTGCACCAAAATCAACCGCCGATCCACTGTTGGAGCTTTCCAGCACAGTGGTTCTGGTCAAGGTGTTTCCGCTACTGGCATACGTGCCCAGACCAACTTCAAACGCCGTGTTAGTTGTATCGACAATTGCGTAGTAGGTGGTGTCTGCGTTTGACAGCACCGCCGAGAACGCTTGAAAGTTTGTCACAGCGCCACCCAGCGATATAGCGCCCGTGCCTGTAGTCGCGGTTGTCTCTTTTACTCTGTCTTTAAGGACAAGTGCCATTGTCTTCTCCGGTTAACTGCGCTGGCTCAGTAGTCCAACTAATGTTAATTTTGGTTTTCGTCATTGTCATTTAGGTCGCCAGCTTCCAAGAAGTAGAGTCTTCGTCCCAAGAATATTCTCGTCCGTCGTCAGGATAGGACACTGGAGATTGCCACTGACAAGTTGTTTCGTTTAGGGTCCAGCTTGCAAAGGGCTTGGGAGGTATAAAGGCGTTTCTGGTTGAATCGTAGGTGTAGCTTTTGTTGGCAAAGTTTTTTCGGAGGTTCCCGTTGTAACTGGTCTGCATCCATGACCCGCCAAACAAATCACGGCAAAAGTTAGCACCTAGCGACTCCTGCTCTACTCCGTCTCCATCAAGAAGCTCTGCGTTGTTCACAACAATCACTCGAATGACGGTGTTGTTTACTCCAATTTCAGCAAAGTGAGCCATCAGAAGGTTATGCTCCCTGATCCTGTAAAGGTAAAAATATTGTAAGAACCGTCAGTTGTTGTGGTTGGAGAGCCTGTAGTTGCCGAAGCAGTGTTTGTCGTCCGAATAATGACAACACCAGAACCACCCGATGCGCCAGCTACTGACCGACCATTGCCACCGCCACCGCCCCCAGTATTAGCTGTACCTGCCGTTCCAGAAGCTGTACCGCCCGTTGCAGGTGCACCTGCACCTCCTCCGCCAGAGCCGCCACTGCCCGGACTTCCACCGGCTTGCGACCAAATAGAACCGCCGCCACCGCCTGCACGGGTTACAGAAGAGCCAGTTATTGAAGACGCTGTGCCATCACCGCCATCACCGCCGGCAGTTGTTGTGCCGGCTGTTCCAGCCGCACTAGCACCCCCTCCACCACCAGATCCTCTGCTATTGGTACCGTGTGTAGAGCCACCACCATCATTACCTTGCGACGGCGACGTGCTGGGGGTGTTACCACTACCTCCAGCGCCTCCAAAACGACCTCCTCCACCGGAGCCGCCGTCTAGTCCAATTCCTGAATATGCAGGGCTTGCATTAGCCGGGCCTGTTCCCGCTCCCCCACCACCGCCTGCGGATGTAATAGTAGAAAATACAGAGTCACCTCCATTGGAAGCGTTGTTGTTATCAGGGCTTGTACTACCAGCGCCACCTGCGCCTACGGTAACGGTGTAAGCCAGCCCCGCAGTTACAGTGAGGCCAGTAGCAGTACGATAACCGCCAGCACCGCCTCCCCCTCCAGCGGCTGATCCAGCACCCCCACCACCGCCACCGGCAATAACCAAGCACTCAACCGTTGGAAGACCCATTCCGGGCCAGTTGCCACCACCTCTCTCCTGTTGTGCCTCTGTTGTAGTAAAGACACCTGATGCGGACGAAACAGAAATAGACTGCTTTGGCCCTATTTGCGCCATTTAACTAAGCTCCTCATACGAGCACACAGCCTCAAGGTCAGAGGTAGCGTTTGCTGTTAGACGTAGAGCATCGCCCTCCTCCAGATACACAGACTTAGAAAGCACATCAAGCGTAGCATCAGCAGGCACCACAACTGTCTTTGCTATGTGATAAGCCGTAGATGACCTGTAAAGGTCTACGTTAATTTCTGCGTTGTTTGTTCCGTCGATGTTTGAAATGTACAAAGCATTAACCTTGAATGCCTTGCCAGAGCTTCCCGAGTTAGTGACAATAGCAGACGCGCTGGTGCCAACAGCCTGTACCGCTGTTTTTGCTGTAATTGTCGCTACGTTTGCTAGATTAGGTGCCGCCATCCTTTATCCTCCAAAGACCATAGCCATTACGATGGCTTTACCTGTGCTAATCCCACTGCCGCCACCGCTCTGTGCAACCCAGCTTAGGGTTCCTGATCCGTCCGTTTTGAGCACTTCATCCGCACTCCCCGCAGTTGTCGGAAGGGTTAATGTGTAGCTAGAGCCTAGCGTCCCCGCCGCCTGTAGCGCCACATATTCGCCGCCAGAGCTATCTTGCAAACGAAGATCTCCCTGCGCGGTGACATCCACCTGTGTGACTGTAACGCCACCACCGACTGTCACGTTTCCAGACGCATCACGATTGACCGACTTGCCCGCAGGGTAAGTGATAAACACTTCCTTGCTTCCTGCCGACAAGTTAACAGCAGACCCTGAGTTTGTGCTTGCCAGCACCGTCGTTCTGGTCAGGGTGTTTCCACTAGATGCGTAGGTGCCAATACCGACCTCAAAAGCGGTGTTTATATCATCTACAATCGCGTAGTAGGTGGTATCTGCGTTTGACAGCGCGGAGGCGAAAGTGGCGAAATTTGTCGCCGCGCCCGCGAGCGAAATCGCCCCCGTTCCTGTTGTCGTAGTGGTTTCTTTTACGCGATCAGCAACGACCAAAGCCATGATTATGCAATCCGAATAACAGCGTTGGACGCATCAGGAGTCGGAAATACAATAGTAAAATCACCCGCACTAGAGGACTTGTCTGAACCAAAGTCCAACACTACTACGGTGTCCGTCGTCCCGCTCCCTGCCGCTGTGGTTGTGTTGTAGATTAGCGCGCCGCGAGCCGTAATGGTGGAAGACCCAAAAGTCAGATCAGCAAAATCGGTCAACGCCGTTGTTCCTGACGTGGTAGGAGTTACGTTGGTCAGCGTTCCGCCACCAGCCGAATACCCCGTGCCGCTAACTTCATTGGAGGTTGTGTAGTCTGTTGTGGCCGCATTAAAGCTCGCTGAGTTAGTGTACATTGCCAGCTTGAACGTATCTCCGCTGGATGTCGTAAAGTTGTGTGAGCCTACAAGTAGTTCTTGCTTGAACGACGTACACATGTAGTTTCCGCTAAAGGCCATATCAAAGTCTCCTTATGAGTTCGGCTAGGTCTTTTTGCCCTGCGTCACACAAGGCGTTGTAAACAGTAGTTCGGTCGCTTTTCACGGCTTCCTTCATATAAAAAACAAGGACTGATCTAATCTGGTCCTTGAATGCCTGCGCTTGCGCTTGAACCTCTGGCATCGCAGTATCCGCAACCGAAACAACCCTGCTCAGGCATCTTTCGGCAACCTCTTCGGGTGTAAAACCCCTGTTATTTGTCGTTTCTACAAAAACGCTACCCACATCCATCGTGGTACTAACACTGATCATCCTCTAGGCTTCCTTACCTCTCCGCTACGATAGCTGTCTGTTGTGCTGTACCCCTCGCCCAACTCCTCTAACTTGCTCATGGCCTCAAGGTATCTTTGCGTATAGACCTGCATAAGGTCTGGGTCGCCCTTGAGGTAGGTGTACGCCTCTACAAGACAGCTATATAAAAGCGTAGATTCGGCATTTGTCCCTAGCCAGCTTGTGCCGTCCGAAGAGGCGGTTATTGATTCGGGCTTGTGAAAATAGTGCAGTTCAGCGTCATATGCCGCATCTGGTGTTGGCCCTATAATAAAAGCTGTGCGGCTAAAGATGCCGTAATACTTAGGAGCGCCCTGTGTAGATGTTAGCGGATACGCCTGTCGTATAAAGTTTACGTCTTTAAACAGGAGGTACTCAAAGCCAGAATTATCGATTGCTAACGAGTATGGCGTTAGAAAATCCGATGGCATAACCAGATACTGGTTGTTGTTTGCCACTGAGCCAGACACGTTCTTTCTGAAGTCAGGCAACTGAACCGTCTTTAGTATCTTGTCCTCTGCCTGCTGAATGATTGTCGGCAAATTATTGACAAAGCTGGTTTCATTCGACTCGCAATAGTCCTGAATGACCTGCTTTAATGTGGTAAAGGTAAACGCCATCAGGATGTCTCCACTGTTACGCGCCCAACAAGACCTGCCATGTCGAGGCCAACAGTACGGCTTCCAAGTGCCGTGTTGCCTCCCCCGACAGGATCGAACGCAAAAAGCGCACGACTTTCATCAAGGCCATCATCAGGTCGCGGAAAGCGAAGCGCCTGCGGATCACTTGCATTAACGTCTCCCAGCTTTAACTGTGGCTGGTCTTGGTCCACAACATCCCTGCCAACAAGCAGTCCATTCCAGCGGCCATCTTCAATCTGCCTAACCAAGTCGCGCAGTGGGTAGCGAAAGCCAGTCCTGTCGCAGAACCCAAACGCCTTGGAGCCGGTCGCATAGCTACTCATAAGTTGTTATATCCACCCGGAGCCATGTAAAGGGACGCCTTTTCTCTTGATGCATCTGCCGCAAGATTCCATTGCTCCTCATACACCTGCTTGAGCGCAGGCGCGATGCTCATTGACTCTGGCTTTTTGCTCGCAATCTGGTATGCCAGACCCGCCACCATGCACGGCAAGTACCGCGCTGGAACGTCCATGTTGTTAGATGCTGGCTTTCCAGTGTCTTCAATACGATCTAGGTAGTAGTACGCAAACGTGTAGCTGGTTGTAGCATCTGGCACCGGCCAGAAATGTAGCGTTATCCCCGCAGGCTTGCGCTCAACGTAGTATTGAAGCGGTCTTCCTTGGGTTAGCTTGTTTGTCTGATGAGCGTACTGGCTAACGGATATTCTCTGCATTGTCAGGTCAGACTGCTTAGATGTATCACCTGCGTCAGTACGCAACAAACCCTCCACTATGTCTAACTTTTCTGAGGTAAGGTCATACGATGACGTTCCTGCGGTCAGAGCCTGCGTAGCATCTCTTACTGTCCACAAGTTAAGACCACGGTTCTGCCACTCAAGCATCAGCAGATCCAAGCTACGCCGTGCTGTGCGGTAGTCGTAGCCGCTTCTTAGCTCAGAGCCTGCACGCTCGAACGCCTCCTCAAAAATATCTGATAGGTCAAGAGTAAAAGTCGTTGTGCCGCTAGTAGCCATCAGACCCTCCTCCCCCTAGTTCGACCCGTGCGAGCCAGCCCGTTTCTGCACTTGGCCGCTTTTGCCTTTTTCGACTTGGGCGCATTTTTAATCTGCTTGCCCATTTGCGCTCTGCTTATAGGCATTTAGCTACCCTTTTTCCATTTTTTAGACTTGGACTTGGTTTTGCTTGGACTCCATTTTGTCTTGTCAGCCCAATAGGCCGCAGACATTTTGCCCTTCTTTATATTCTTGGCATGGCGTGATTTAAACGCTTTGCGCTGTCCCACTGTTTGATTGGTCTTTACACCCTGCTGACCAAACCGAATGACCTTTTCTTTCCCGCCTTCGCACGCCTTTACGATATGCGATTTTTTTGAATGGCCCGGAGTCCGTTTCGGCTTGTTGCAGGCCATCGCGCCTTTATCAACGCGACCTCCCTTCTTGTAGTACAGCCGCATTAATTCCGATGCCTCGCCGTCTTCTTGGCAACCTTTTTGGGTTGCTTGGAGTGCTGTTTCCCTTTCTTTGTATCTGCTTTCTTTTTGCGGCTGGTGGCGGCATATTCTTTATCTGAGAGGGACTTGATTGCCTTTTCAGGAAGATAACGCTCACCCGTGGCCTTTTTCCCTTGGGTGCTGGGCTTCCCAGACTTGGTGCGCCACTTCTGCTTGGTCCACTTCTTTAGGGACTTTTGTGTCTTCTTGAGCGCCATCAGTCTTTATAGCCGCCACCTGCGGCTTTGTATTGCTTTGCCATCATCTGCGCCTTTCTTGCGGACCACTGCCCCGGCTTACCGCCCTTGCCGCCAGCCTTTATCCGGTTAAATATACGCTTGCGAAGACTAGGCTTAGTGTAGTTTCCGGCCTCATTGACGCGAGACTTAGACTTTTTGGTCTTGCCGCCCTTCTTGTAATACAGCCTCATTAGCCGTAATTCTTCTTTAGCATGAGGACCACAGAGTAGGTGTCGCCGTTGCTCGCGCTCGTGGTGGTAAACAGGATGTCACCCGTCTTGCCAGAGGCGGCGGCTGTATTTGGTAAGCCAACAAAATCAGAAAAATCCAGTGTATCGCCATAGTCAGCAATCAACTCCCACGCCAACACGTTGGTAGTGGCGTCAAAGAAAATCTGGACTCCCATACCCTTTGTTGTGTACTGGATGCTTTCAATGTTGACACTCGTACACGCGCCCTTGCTGGCGGGGTCTGCACTTAACGCAGATACGTCCACCTTGGCAACGGCGGCTTCACCCGTGCCATCGCTGACATTAGTAAAGTACATGATCGCTGTTCTTGGGCCGTCTTCAATGATCTTGCTAATAACTGCATCAGCCATCTTGTTCTCCTAAAAAGGGGCCGAAGCCCCGTTACGTTAGCTTAGGTTGATGTTCTGTTGATACAGAATTGTTACCCGAATCTCACCAGCGTCTGTGGCGCCCGTGGTTGTCCAAGTAAGCTTCTTGTCAGCAGTGCCCGTGTCGGCCCACGCCAACGCGCCGCCAGCCTGCGTGGTGGGGTATTTACGACCCGCTCCAGAGGCGACAGTAATTGAGAAGGAGTTAACGAACGTGGCATTACCGCCAACCGTGTCGCCCACACTCAATACCGCAGTGGCGTTGCCCATAGCTGTAGGGCAGTCAATCACGCAGTCAATGATTTGGGAGTTGGCTGGGATGACAACAGTGGTGCTGTTGGCCGCAGATGCGCCAGCCGCCAGAGACCCTGTTGAGAAAGTTTGCGCCATGACAACTTGTCCGGTGTTCTTTACGTCAGAACCCAGAGTAGTGCCAGTGGTGTCTTTGATGGTTCCAGCCTTGATTGGGCCAGAGAAAGTAGTAGTACCCATGAGGATCTCCTGTCTTGGGTGAGTCTAATGTTCCACGTAGAACAATTAGTCAGGAAGAAAAGGGGGCCGAAGCCCCCGACTTTTTAGGAAGTTCCGGGCGAGCCGTAAATTCCGAGTGGATCAGATACGCCGAACGAGTAACGAGCGCGAGCTTTGTAGCGCACGTTTCCTGTGTCGAAGTCTCCGTCCATTGAGGTTTCAAGCGCGGTGCGCTCAAAGTGCTTCATGCCGTTCGGTACGTCGGTGATCAAGAAGAACGCATTCGTGTCAGTCAGGAAGTGATTGACAGAATAGCCTTCTGGGATCGATCCGTTGTTGCGAAGGGCGTTGATGTCGTTGTCAGCCGTGCCAACCCGACCCTCAGTCTCAAGCAAACGAGTTGCTACAAACTGAAGCGAGGGTGGAACGATTAAACGACGAGGTCGAGCCGCAATCAACAAACCACGCTCATCGGTAAATGCGGCGATATTAATCACAGCATCTTCCAGCGAGGTCTCATTCAGATCAGCCGCTACGGCAGGACGGTTAGCATTGGTGCCACCGTTTACCAGCGGGTGAGCCGTGCTGAACAGCGTTACGCCGTCACCAGATTGGTACGTCGTAAACCCGTTGTTAAGCGGATTTGCCGACTTCACTTGCTTGGTATGAGCCATTGCCCTTGCAAGAGACTTTGTGTATCTTGCAGACAGTGAGTCATATAGATTGTCCTCCATTGCTTCTTCTGTGATGCTGAAGCCGAGAGCAATCGTTTCATGATTATACCTAGCAGTGAACGACTCTTGCGCCGAGTCATAGCTGATGGCGGCGCCTTCAGCTTTAACTGGTGCGGCACCAAAGCCGGACAGCTTTACTTCCTCCTCAAACGAACGCTCTGATGATTCAGTTTCGTAAATCATCGTGTGTTCGTCGTCGTATCTCTCATACTCCAAGCCGAACAAAGCGTTCAGACCGGGGAGTAGTTCTTTCAACATTTGTGCGCGTGAAATAGCCATTTCCTAAGTCTCCTTAAACGCCAAGCTTGGTTTCGTAGGCATGACTCAAGGGCAGGTACGTAACAATACAATCGGTGAAAGCATCACCTACCGTGCTGTTAGGCCCGTCCACGAAGTCCACAATACGAAGCGGAAGCGTGTTGGTTGTTGCGATAGAGCCACCGTCAAGAGCATTCTTGCTCCTTCCAATAGCGGTTGAGCCAGCAGTGCTGACAGCCGAGACATTGTTACCCAGACCTGTCTGAGCAATTGCCTCATCTCCCTGCATCTGGAACAACAGCTTGGGATCATCCACGACATAAGCCATGATGTCACTTGCCGCTGTTGAGGCGGGGAAGTATTGGTTAAAGGTTAACTGACCAGTACCGGGATCAGTGTAGGAAACGCCGACAAAAATGCCGACAGTTCCTGCCGCAACAGAAGTCGTAACTGCCGCCTTTTCCAAAGTACCAGCCGCAACTAGCTTAACAAAATCACCATAAAAGATGTCGGTGGCATAGCCAGACGCAACTTTAATATGGCGCACTTTTCCGGTGAAAGAACCGGAAGCACTTAGAGTGCCTACAGGCTCTGCACCCATCGGAGTAGCTGATGTAGCCATTTTAAGTCTCCAAACTTAAAGTTAAAGCCAAAGCTCCCCGGTAAACCGGAGTCAACTTCGACCAAAGGTAGTCCGAGTTGACCGCTCAGGATTCAGAACGGGCATTCGGGGATCGTTTTGCTTGAGGAAGTTGTTGTCCACGGATTCCATCTGGGTTGAAGCCATTTGCTCAAAGTAGTCCTCTCTCTGCCTTACCTTGGCCTCTGGGGCTTTGCAAAGCAAGAGGCCGCCGATTTCAATGTTTCCCTTAAAACGGGAATCAATGTCCGACATAACTTCAAGCTCGGGGTGATCTTCAGCCTTTACAGGAACCCATCCCTCTCGAAACTTCTGAGATACATTCGTGTTGTCCGCATGGCCCAGTGTGCTGGTGCGTACCCATCTAAACACCCAGCCCTCTTGAGGGTCGGGGTTTGGTAGTACGGAGGCCGGAATCCACGAATCGGACGGACGTTGCTCAACTTCTCTGGACTCTGCGTCCCTTTTAGTGCGCTGTTCTGCCATCTTTACGACTCCTTAATGAGTTGGTTGGCATATTGTTCAGGGGTTATACCTAGCTTTTTAGCCAGACTTAGCTGAGTGCGAGTCAGCCTAACCTTGCGTGGCTTGGCGCCGTTATTCCGTGAGGATGGCGCTGTAACCACGGGTGGATTTTTGAAAGCCCTTGGCACCTCTTGGGTGCTTTCTGGGTCTCCAAAGTATTCGGGAAACTTGCCGCGAATGTTGCGGTTAATCTCCTCAAAATATTCGTCAGAGTTGGGATCAT